GGCGGGGGCGGTGGACGGAGCGGGCGGGGGTGGGCGCGGGGGCCGGGGCGGGGGTTGTTTTCACGGCGGCTTTGCCGCGAGGCTTAGTGACTTCGGTGGATGCCATGAGCATGATTCCTCTCAGTAGGAGCGGCGGGGTTCAGTCCTGGCCCTTTCTGCGACGCACTGCCCGGCGCCGCTTCGCCTCGTGCTGGTCCCAGGAAAGCCACACGAGGAACCCGCCCTGCCCGTCAGACCGGGAGTCGACGACCCAGAACGTGCCGTTCTTGTTGAGCATGTTCGCGTAGGCGCGGATCGTTTCAACGGCCCGCTGGGGCCAGCCCCCGGTTTCGCTATCCTCGTTCGGCACGAGGAAGGTCTCGCCCGGGTGGGTCTGAATGTGTCGACGCTCGGCGGGCGTCGTTATACGCAAGAACAGCGGCGTGTGCGCGCCGATCCGGGTCTTGCTGGGAATCGTGGCCTTGCGGATCGTCATTCTGCCTCACCTCCCGGCCTCTCTTCGCGGCCCAGGACGGCGGTGCCGAGGGCGAGGAGCCCCGCGGCGAGGTTGTGTTCGTAACAGGCTACGAGCAGCCCGAGGACTCCGTTGGTTACGGATGCGGCGGCGGCCAGATTGTAGATGGTTGCGGCGGTCTTGCTGTATGCGTGGACATAGCGCATGGTTATTGTTCCTTTGGTTGATTAGGGGGTGGTGGGGGCGCCGGGCTGCCAGCGGGGCGGCCCCCACCACGGGCGGGGTTAGCCGACGAGCGGCTGTTCGAGCAGTGTTGCGGCTGCCTTGCGGGCGCGGGATTTGTGCGCGTCATTGGCGTCGATCAGCCTGCAGATTTCGTCGATGATCGTCGACATAGTCTCAATCTCACGGGTAAGCACTTGCACCGCTGCGCGAGTAGCCAGGCTGGTGTGGAGGAGGTCCCTGGCTTTCTGCCGATCGACCTCGGCGGCGCCTCGTTCCTGGTTCAGGAAGGCGCGCAGCCAACAGAGGTCATCGAGGGTGAGTTCAAGCGGGATGAGGCGGTCGTCGGTCATCGCCCGTCGCCTCCCAGACGGCGGTTGATGACGTACCCGACGCCGGCCAGGAGGACACCCAGGGCGAAAGACCTGAGGGCGACCGTGATTCCGTCGAGGGTGGCGCCGGTGCGGGCGAGGCGCTCCTGGGGGGCCGGTGCGGGCTGCGCGTCGACCTTCGGCTCGGGCTTCGGGGCCGCGACCGTGGGAACGGGAACAGGCTCGGTTGTCACGTGCGGCTCGGGCGTCGGGTCAGGGGTCGGCGTGGACTGGGGCTCATCCGAGGGCTTCGGCGCGGGCGTCGCAGGCGTGGACGGCTCGGGCTTCGGAGACGGGGCCGGGCTGGTGGGGCTCGGCTCCGGCGTCGGCTCCGTGGAAGGCTCGGGCGTGGGGGCTGGCTTGACGGTGCCGTCACCGTCCGTCCCGCCGCCGGCCTTCACGGTCGCAGTCGCTTCGAGAGACGCGCCGTTGATCGTCGCCTTGTTGGTGTACATTGTGACGCCGTCGACGGGCTGCGTCGCATCCGGGTAGGTCAAGCAGGTCAGAGCGCCAGCCGGGGGCGTGAACACGAGGGTGTGCTTGGCGTCGTCGAGCTTGCCGTCCGTCCAGGACGTGGTCGCGGGGGCCCAGGTCGGGCCGGTGCTGCACTTAACCGCCGTGTGCAGGGTATTGGTTTCGTCGGTGATCGTGTACTCGACGCCGGGGTCAACCTTCCACTGGATGCCCCACCCAATCGAGCCGTCGCGGTTGGTCCACCCGAACTTGACGTTCTCGGGTCGCGCGTACTCGTAGTGCGCGGGGCCGTCGCAGTCGTTGGTGCAGGTGCCGGTCCCGTCCTTGTCACCCCACACGAGGGTACGGACAGCCTGTCCGTTGAGGGTGATCGAGGTCGATTCGGTGCCGACCGCCTTGTCGACGAGCTGCGCGCGGGCGTGGAACGTGCCCGTGACGTTCTCCTTCGCGGCCCACGCTTCGGGCACGTCCGTCACCGTGCAGGTGAGGGTCGCCTGGTCGGCGACGCACTCACCAATCTTGGTGCCGTCGTCCAGCGTGAAGGGGAAGTTCGCCCTCCAGTTGAAGCCGCCGTTGACGCTGCCAACGGTGAGAGTCGAGCCGACGGTCAGGCGCGGGGTCTGCCAGGTGCCCTCGACGCTGACCTCACTCGAGGTCTGACGGGAGCCGCTTGCGGCCTTGGTGACCTGGGCGCTGATCGGCTCCGGGGTGGTCGGGGCCGCGAGCGCGGGGGCCGCGGCGGCTGCGACGGCGAGGCCCATGGTGAGGGCGAGGCCGGCGAGCGTGTTCTTGGTGGTGTTGGTGTTCATCGTTATCAGTCCGTTTCGGTATCGAGGGTGAGGTCTAGGGCGTTGATGCGGGCCTCCTGGATGAGGCGGCGCGCCTTCTTGTCGGTGCAGGGTGTGGCGGGGTGTTTGATCCACCAGGTGGTGGAGTGGAGCCATTCGATGGTTGTGAGGGTCACTGGCGGGCCTCCTGGTTCTCGTCGGTGGCGGCGGCCTGGTCGGCGTACTCGTTGAGGGACTTCTCGAACAGCGCGTTCATGACGTCGTCGGGGTGGAGGGCGACCATGAGGCCGGCAATCACCAGGGCGCGGATGCATTCGGGCATGAGGGCCCATGCGAGGCGGTGGTGGAGGCCGTGGAGGCCGTGGTGGCCGTGGACGAGCTGGTTGATGTCGTCCTTGTACTTGGCGGGGATGAGCATTTCGGCGGTCACTTCGCGGCCTCCTTATCGCGGTTGATGAGGGTGATCAGGTTGGTGATCTCGTCGATGGTGACGAGGAGGGCGTCGTAGACGCGTTCGCTGGCCTGGGTGTCGTCGACGTCCTGGTCGATGAGGCGAATCGCGTCGGTGACGCGTGTCTGCTCTCGCAGGAGCGCGCCGCCGATGAGGGCTTTCTGACGCTTGGTGAGGGTGGTACCGTTGATCTGCACGATCTTTGTCCTTTCTGTGGGGGTCGTGCGTGGGTCTCGCGGGGTGGCGGCCTCGCGGGGCCCGTCTTTACTTGGTGTGTGGTTACGCGGCCCGTTGGGCTGCGCGGGTGGCGGCTGCCTTGCGGGCGGCCTGGCTGCGTTGGCTGCGTGCGGTGATCCTGCCTTCGCCGGTTGCGGCGTGCCGGGCTTGGTAGGCCTGCAGGGCTTCGGCGGGGATGCGCCACCCGGCCCGGCCTTTTTCGTTCCAGGCCGTGATTTGGCCGTCGCGGATGCGGCGGCGGACGGCGGCTGGGGAGAGCCTGAGCATCTCGGCGGCCTCGGCGAGGGTGAGGATTTCGGTCACGCGGCCTCCTCGGTTCGGGTTTCGACGTCGGCCATGAAGCGACTCGGGGTCTCGTACCCGAGTGCGGCGCTGATGGTTGCGATCTCGCCTAGCGTGAAGTCGCTCTCACCTGAGAGTTTGCGCGCAAGCGTTGTGCGCGAAAGTCCAACCTTCTTTGCGAACGCCCGAACCGAGCCGCCATCATTGCTGATTCGCAGTTTGAGCTCTGTTTGCAGCGCGTTCATTGTGTCCCTCCTTTCCGGGGCTGCCCCATTTTTGGGGCACATGCGGTAACCATACTGCCCCAAAACTGGGGCAGTCAAGTTGAAACGCGAAAATTACTGACACAATGTCCCTACCAGGCGGCCCGTTTCTGGTCCATAATTGGACACATGAGCGTCAAAGCATTTGAGCCCCACGACTTCGAGCAGGCCGTCGCATTCGCTCTACGTGCCGAAATGAGCCGTCAGGGCATATCGCAGCGAACCCTTGCAACTCGGTCGGGAGTTTCCCGGTCGCGGGTGATGCGAATTCTTGCTGAGGAGGGGCAGACCGCGCCCATGACGGTCACGGTGCTAGAGGCATTGTGTCGCGCGCTCGGCGTATCGATGACGCGAATCCTCGCCGACGCCGAAAACATGCTCGCCACCGGCCGGGCATAAAAACAGACCCCACCAGGCAGGCGCCCAGGTGGGGTCTCGCGCGTTTAGAACGCCCGTGCGCGCGGGCAAGCCCCGGAGCCAGCCGGGTGTCAATATGTAGGCGCTTAGGCGAGCATATCACGGCGGTCCACTAGTGGGCCAGGTGAGAGGCAAAAAGCCGCCGCCCCTGCACTGACTTTCCCGATCAGTTGCAAGGGCGGCGGGGTTTGCGCATGTGAGGCCAGCGCAGGTGGCCGGGCCTCTCGCGTCGGGGCGCGGTTTGCCCATGAATGGCCCCGGTCATTTGTGCGTGAAAGCAGAGGCCCGACCGAGGATCTATTGCCCCTATTCTACCTCGGCGCGCCCACATCTGCGTACAGGAAAGCCGCCCCTATACCGCGACCGGGTCTCTCACGGTATAGGGGCGGGGTTTGCGCATTGGCGCCCGCGCATGGGCCGGGGCCGCGCGGACGAACCGCGCCACCCCTAAGCGGCTAGGTCGCGCTCCGCGTCGGGCCGGGGCCTGCAGTGCCTAACCTCGATAGAGAACTGCGCAACTCCCCGAAGGGGCCGCGCGATCAGTTACCTCAATCCTACACCTGGTCGCCCACACCTGCGTCCAGGCACCGCCCGCGCGCGACGCAATGTGTAAAGACAACCGCCCGCGAGCGCAGCGCCGCCCACACGCGATTTTAGGTGCGTGTCACGTGACACGCGCCCAACGTCACGCAAGGGTGTTTTAGGGCTATTCAAGGCCAGTCAGAAAAGCCGACTTTTCGGCGGAAAATCAGGACCTTTCCCAGCCCTCACGCCGCAAACCCGGAAACGCCCTGCGGGGGGTTCGATTCCCCCCATCTCCACCCATCTCAAACCCCGGGTTTCCGTTGGAAGCCCGGGGTTTGTGTGCGTTTCGGGCGCTCCGCTTTGGCGTGAAGTGAGCCTAGGCGCCTGAGAGCCCTTCGCGCAGCTCCGCCAGTTCTTCGTCGAAGAACCCCGCAGATTTTTCGTTGATTGCCGCGAGCCGCTCAATCCAGGCGACCGTGACCGCGCCATATGCGACGAGTGACGAGACTGCGCCGTCAACGTCGGGGCCGTCGCACTCGAGCATCATGCGCAGGTATTCAACGACGTCACGGGCGTTACGCTGTTCGAGTTCTGTGATGGCGT